ATTAAATGGCTGGTGTTGATTACGCAAAGGTTAATGAAAACCTCGTTCGTGCAGAACTTTGGTCTGCTGAACTAAAAGACGTTCTACAAGAACAACTCATGGGCACACGCTACGTGCGTATGCTAAATGGTTTCCCTGATGGCAACCAATTCACAATTCCTTCTGTTGGTGAACTACCAATGCGGGAAACTGCTGAACTAACCCCCGTTGTGTATGACGCAATGGATACTGGTGAGTTCAACTTCACTATTGATCGTTACGTTGAATCTGCTACCTATATCACTGATAAGGCTAAGCAAGACAGCTATTACGCTCAACAATTAATTGGTATGTTTCCTACCAAGATGCGCCGAGCTTTAGATGAGAACTTAGAAACTTCTGTTTTCTCTTTAGCTAACACACAAACTGCTAACAACGCCAACTCAATTAACGGTGCTTCACACCGCTTCATTGCTTCTGGTAGTTCTAACACTGTGTTGTCTTTAGATGACTTTGCTAAAGCTAAGTTTGCTTTAGATAAAGCACAAGCTGGTGGTAGCCGTGTTGCTATTATTGATCCATCACAAGAGTATGTGTTTAACCAACTAGTTGGTGCACAAGCTTTCATTAACAACCCACAATTCGGTGGTATTGTTAACGGTGGTTTCGTGAACGAAGTTACTGGTATGCGTTTCGTTAAAAACATTTTCGGCTTTGACGTTTATGTTTCTAACTTCCTAGCTACTCCTACTGACACAGCTATTAACGCTGATGGTCGTGGTAGTGTTAACACCCCTGCATCCCCTGTGACTAACGTGTTTATGTCTGTTGGTGGCGATCTAACTCCTTTCGTTGGTGCTTATCGTCAAATGCCTCGTGTTGAATACGAGCGTAACAAAGACCTACGCCGTGACGAGTATGTGATGAACGCACGTTTTGGACTCAAGCTATATCGCCCTGAGTGCTTAGTGTCAGTCATCTCTAAGTCTACCATCTAAACTAACTAACACTAGGGGATTTCTCCTAGTGTTTTTTATCTAACATATAAAGGAATTTAAAATGACTCGTCAATCTACTTGGACTAACGCCGATGGCTTAGTTGTCGGTTTCGGCCCTAACCTCCCTGAACGTAACGTTGCAGGTGATTATTCAACTGATGGTGCTTTTAAAGAAGCAGTGTTACAGATTACATTTCAATCATCTGGCGCAGTGATTCCAGTCCCTGCTGGCAGTGCTGTTGTGGATGTTAACCTATTAGTTGGTACAGCATGGGTAGGCGGTACTAAAGTTGAAATTGGTGATGCAACTGATCCTGATGGCTGGATTTCAGCTACTCAAGGTGCTACTGCTAACCTAACTGCTGGTGCTGATATTGTTGCTGGTGGTTCTTATGCTATTGGTGACGCTGCTACTAACCGTGGCTTAGCTAAGGTGTATGCTACTGCAACTAACCTAACTGCAACCATCACTGGTACATTCACTGCTGGTACAGCTACTGTCGTAGTACGTTACATTTAATGTAAATTAACGGGGAAACTCTCATAAGGGGTTTCTCCGTTTCCTTTTGGAGAAATAGATGGCTAATATTCAGCACTCAGCACTTACTGACCCTCAACTACATGAACCTAAAGGGGCATCTACTGCCGCCAGTGGTAAAGTGTATGTAGCTAATGGTAGTGGTAGTGGAACATGGCAGTTTATTGCTGGACACGCATACGGTGATTTATATATTACTGCTAGCAGTGTTTCTCAAACATTATCTGCTTCTAGTGCTTTAGCTAAATTAAATCCAACTGGTGCATGGGTTGCTAACGGATACCAGAACATTACACCTTCCGCAGCTAATGGACAGTTTACAATTACACAAGCAGGTATTTACCAACTTGATTTTTGGATTGTATTTGAAACTGCTGCAATTGCTAGCGGTGCAGCGTATAACTTTCATTATGCTGTAAACGGCACTGCATCTACACGTAAAGTGTATGTTAAAAAAACAACCAATGGTGTGGATACATTACACTTAGCTTCTAATGGGTATGTTACTTTAGCTGCTAATGACATTGTTACAATACAAGTAGGTGGTGATGGTACTTCTTCATCTACTGCTATTATTGCTAAAGAAGCTGGTTTAAGTTGTTTACTAATTGATCCCTCATAAGGAAGTGTATGGCTAAACTTTCTTTACTAGACATGACGCAGAACATTCTTTCTGCATTAGATTCAGACCCCGTAAGTAGTATAGATGAAACAGTAGAAGCTGTACAAGTTGCAGAACTTGTTAAAGAGGCTTACTTTGAATTACTAAGCCAGCGTGACTGGCCTTTTCTGTTTCAACTTGCACCATTACAAGCATTAGGTGATACTAATAACCCTACTAAAATGAAAATTCCAGATACATGGAATAAAGTTAAATGGGTCAAATATAATAAAAAAGAAGTAACGTGGGTAGACCCTCAAACATTTAACGACATTATTACTAACCGTGTTGCACAAAGTGGTGTTATTAATGCTAATGGATATGTCATTAACCAAGACCCTCAATACTGGACTAGTTATGACGATCAGTTTTTAATTTTTGATGGTTATAATAGTAGTGTAGATAATACGTTACAGGCTAATAAAAGTAGTGCCTATGGCACACAACAAGCTAGTTGGACACACATGGATAATTTTGTTCCAGCTATTCCCGAAAAGTTTTTTCCTACATTGTTAGCTGAAGCAAAGAGTCAAGCATTCGTTAACTTAAAGCAACAAAGTAATGCTAGAGAAGAACGCAAAGCAACTAGAGGACGAATGGCAATGCGTAACGATAGTTGGAAAAATGAAAACGGTGAAGTTAAATACAACACACGAGTTAATTACGGGAGATAACATGGCTACTAAACAAAAAAGTGTTGATAAACAAGTTAAAGAAGTATTAAATCAGTCTCCTAAAGTTGAAGAAGTAGAAGTAAAACTTAAGTATGAAATGCCTGAAGAACTTGAAGATGTTAACAAACACAAATGGAAAGGCGAAATGAAATGACCACTGCCTACGATAAAGTCATGGAAAAACACCAAGAAAAAAAGTTAGTAGCTAAAGAACGTAAAGAAGAACGTGAAGAGTCAGGCATTGTAAATAAACTTGCTATTGATCGTACTCCAATGGGTTTATATCAGGCACGTTATTCAATGCGTGGCCCTGTACCTGATGAACTCAAAGGTTTGTTCACACGTAAAGAACGTATCTTAGCAATTGCAAAACAACGAGGTATCGAAGTTGAAGAAGTCACTACGTAAAGAAGACGCTATGCAACGTCAACAACGTCTTGCTAAATTAGTAGAAGTTGGTGAAAAAGCTAAGCGTGAATTAGGTATTGAAGAACAACCAAAAAAAGATGACGTAAATCGTCATAAGTGGAAAGGTGTAATGTAATGTCAGCACAAGCTTCAGTAAAGGATTCGTTTACGTTTGTAGGTGGTCTAGTCACTGAAGGCGGCTATTTTCTTACGCCTGAAAACAGCTACAAAGAAGGTGTTAACGTAATCCCACAAGTTGACGGTACTATTGAACGCCGTAATGGTTTGGATTATGAAACTGGATATAACTTACATGCTGCTGCCATTACTGCTGACAGTAAAGATTTATGGGCCTTTACCACAGGTACATGGTCTACTGTAGCTGGTAGTGGCAATAGGGATTTTATTGTAACGCAGACAGGTCGTTATTTAAACTTCTATAATGCTGCTACTGGTAGTGTTAGTGCGTCACGCAATACAGTGTTTCGTATTGATTTAGAAACCTACAAAGTTCCCGGTAACCCCAACACTGTTGGTTCAGGAATTTGTAGTTTTGCTCCTACTTATGGGCGACTTATTGTTACTAGTGCAGACACGTTACCATTATTAGTAAGTTATGCACCAGTTGAAGGTAATGAAAATACATGGGGAACTTTTACAGTTAAAACACTAGATTTAGAAATTCGTGATTTTAAAGGTGTTGCACTTATTGATAATAGTGGTAATAGTGTTCCAATTAATGCTGAATACGATGATGCAGGATGGGCAGCATTAGGTGTAGATGTTACTGATGTTAAATATAACTTGTATAACCAAGGTTGGACAGATACACAAATTAATTCTTATAAAGGTGCTAACTCAAACAAATACCCAGCTAATACTAAAAGTTGGATTTATGGTAAAGATAGTAATGATGATTTCAGCCCCGGATTCTTAAACAAACAAGATTTTGGTAATTCTCCTGCTCCTAAAGGACACTTTATTATTGATCCTTTTGAAGACATTGTATATCGTCCTAAAGTATGTGCTTTTTTTGCAGGGCGTACATGGTATGCAGGTATGCCAACATCTGACTTATTAGGAACTGTATTTTTTAGTCAAGTATTAGATAATATTGATAAAGTAGGTAATTGCTATCAAACTAACGATCCAACATCTGAAGTTATTAGTGATTTAGAAGATGATGATGGTGGTACTATTGAAATTCCTGAAGCTGGTGAAATTGTCTCATTACAACCACTAGGTCGTGGTATTATGGTATTTGCCACTAACGGCGTGTGGTTTATTTCTGGTGTAGACCAAGGTTTTAAAGCATCTAACTACGCAGTTGATAGGGTATCGGCTGTAGGTTGTTTAGCAGGTAAAAGTGTTGTAGCTGTAGAAGACACAGTGCTTTATTGGAGCACTAGTGGTATTTATGTTGTTAGTGCAACTAATTCTGTAGAATATACAGCTACTAATATTAGTGAAAAAAACATTAAAACTTTTTATCAAGACATTCCAATTTTAGGTAAATTGTATGCTGAAGGCTCGTATAATGCTACAAATAAAACTATTTATTGGTTATATTCAAACTCAAGTAATACATCTACTAGTAGTGGTAGATTCAATAAAAACACTATTCTTGCCTTTGATGCCCGTTTAAATAGTTGGTATTGGTTTTCCATTAATACCTCTATTGGTGTTATTCCTGTATCTATTGAGGTTACTAAAGAAACAACTACTATTACTAACGAGTACGAAGTTATTGCTGGTGTAGATGATGTAATAGCTAATACAGATAATGTAATTGCTAACGTAGCTAACGTGTCTGGTACAAATAAAGCATATAAAATACTAATATTACATCCAGTTAACAGTAACAATTATTCTGTAACGTTTGCTGATTTTGATAATACACGAGATAGTTCTACTAAGTTTAAAGACTGGTATTCCTTCAACAGCGTTGGTGTTGAGCAACCTGCCTATTTTATTACTGGATATAACATGGGTGGTAATGGCCCTGCTAGGATTAAATCGGGGCAATATCTAACTGTCTTTATGAAGCGCACTGAAACAACATTTGATAGTAATACTATTCCACTCAATCAAAGTAGTTGTAAAATGCAAAGTCTTTGGGATTTTACTGACAATAATTACCCCGGTAAGTGGGCTGCTGAAGTAGAAGTATATCGTCAACTACGTCCTTACTTTGCTAATCCTAGTACTACATTTGATGATGGTTATCCACTAGTTATTTCAAAAAATAAATTACGTGGTAGAGGTAAAGCAGTGCAGTTTAAGTTTACTGCACAAGCTGGTAAAGATATGAAGATTGTAGGTTGGACAGGAACATTTGTGGGGAATACTAATGTTTGATGTATTTTGGGAAGATGAAGATGGGACATTAAAGTTTCAACATCACATGGGGCGTGTTTACGCACATGCCGTTACTAATAAGTGGAATAAACGTGTGTACATGAAATGTCTAGACGTATGGCATGTTGCAAAAGAAGAACTAAGAGAAGCAGGGCATAACGAAGTGTTTGTACTTATTCCTGCTGACAATCAAACGTTAATTAGGTTTGAAACAATTTTTGGCTTTAAACCTGTTAAACAAATTAACAATGCTCTTTTAATGGTTTGTTCAACGGAGAAATAAAATGGGAATGGATCCAATTACTATAGCATATATTGCTCTTGGCGCATCAGCCGTAAGTAATATTTCTAGTGCTAATCAACAAAAAAAAGCAGCACAAGCATCACAGCGTCAGTATGAAGCGGAAGGACGTAAAGCTGAAATACAAAATATTCGCTCTATGCGTCAGCAAATTCGTGAAGCTCGTATGGCACAAGCATCTATGACTAACGTAGCTGCACAAACAGGTGGTATGGGTGGTAGTGGTTTAGCTGGTGGAACAGCTAGTGTTGGTTCTCAACTAGCTGGTAACTTAGGTTATATGGCACAAATTGCAGAACAAAATACTGCTATTACTAATGCAGCAATTAGTGCTTCTAATTTCCAAACTGCGGGTACTATTTTTGGTACTATTGGTAATCTAGCTGGTACATATGCTAAAATAAATACTCCTACTAAACCTACTACACAAGGTTAATAATGATGTTATACGAAGAAGATGGTGCAGCACAACCTGAACAAAGCTTATACACTGCTGAAGACACTGTAGCTGCTCCTGACACTAGTGTGGGAAACTATTCAGTTGTTAAAGGCATTGTAGCAACGGCTACTGGAAATACAGATATTTCAGATGAGATTAATTTTGACCAGTTTGTAGATGGTAATTGGCGTACCACTGTACCTGAACAGAATAACATTGACCGTGATATTGCGGTTAAAGCTGCTTCTGAAGGTAACGTAAATATTGTACAACAAACACTAGATAGTGTTGCTGCACGTAATCGCATGTACGGTGAAGTTAGTATTAATAACGTTAATGATGTTCGTGCTAAATTAAAAGAACTTACAACACAAGCTGTAGAAACAACTGCTGTACGTAATCCTTCTGTTTTATTTAATAACACTCCTGCTGAAATTAACGAGTCTACTACTCGCATGTCTAAGCGTTTAAGTGCTGCTGCAACACTAGACAAAGCTATACAAGATGGTAAAAGTTGGTCTACTATTGGCTTAGGATTTTTATATGAGTTTACTCCAATGGCTGCTGAACAAGGTGCAGCTATTGATAGAGTAGCAGTTAAATATGGCGTCCCTGCGGATGCCATTAGTCGTACTTCTGGTAGATCACAAACTAAAAGTTATTTACAAGCTGCATTTAATGCACAACCTGAAGAGTTAAAAGGTGAGTGGTTATCTGGTTTGTATAACGATTTAAAAGATAGTTGGTTGATTACTGATTGGCAAGCTGCGTTACTAATACAAGAGGTTGCTACTGGTGAAGAACAAACGTGGGATGGTTTATCAGATTGGTTAGATAGACTAGGTGTAGTAGGTGCTGCTCTAGCAGGTGGTGGTGCTGTTATTAAATCAGCAAAACTATTTAAAAATGCTAGTGCATTACAAAGTGTAGAACGATCACTAACTGCTGCTGGTGGTAAGAATGCTATTATGGCTGCCGAAGCTGCTAAAATTGCGTCACAAGTGGCTAACAAACAACGCTTACAAGCTGTAGGTGTAGTTGCTGGTGAACTAACAGGTATTAGTACAGCCATTGACTTAGGTAAACTAGTCAGCATGAATGCTGCTAAAATACTACCTGATGCCATTACAACGGCTGCTGATGATTTACAAAAAACTATTCGTGCACCTGTTGAGAAACTAATTGCCGAACTACAAGATGTAGTTGCGTCTAAAGGTGTTCGTGCATCTGAAGCTGCTGCTGAACTTACAGACTTACAGCGCATCTATTCTAAAACAAACAACCCTAACGTACACTCAGTAGACCCATTCACTCTATCTGAGAATGGTTTAGTTATTACTGGTAAAGTATTTTATAAACCAGATACAGCGTCTAGTTTCTTAACTAAAGAGGCGGCTGAGTCCTACATTAAAGTTGCCGATCCAACAGGGTCTATTGGCATGAAGGTTGTACCTGACACTACTAACACAGGCTTTTTGGTTGAAGAGAGTGTTAAGAAAGATTTACAACTACGTAAATCTGCACTAGAAGCATTGGTATTAGAAGAACTAAATAAGAGTAAACCTAAGCGTGGTAAGAAAGCACCTACTGTAGAAACACCCCCAGTAGAACGTGCTCCAGCACCTAAAGCTCTAACAGATAGTAAGCCTCGTTACAAAACATCACAACTTACATTTGAAGACGATGTAGATAAAGCTGCCTATCAAATTGGTAGTAAAACTGCTACTAGTAAGAGTGATAAAGAAATTAAGACTTGGTTACAGAATACAACTGGTTGGGATGATGCCACCATTGCTGGTCATGCACAAACTGTACGTGACTACATCAAGGCTAACGAAGGCATGGTAGATGATGCAGGTAACATTGTGGTTGCTAGTCAAGTACCAGTAGGTCGCCCTTCTTCAATTGCACAAGTTGATGCTAATATTTTATTTGCTAACTTACAAGTTGCCTCCGGTACTACCACTGTTGGCAACATCACTATGTCTGCTGGTGTTAAGAAGGCATTTGTTGTAGAGTTTGTTAGCAAGCTAGGTAAAGCACTAGGCATGGACAACCGTAAACTTGTAGTTATGGACTACGAAGATATGGTTAAGAGTAAAGACCCAACAGTACGTGCACGTGTAACAGACATAAAACAAAACCACGGTAGTGCTGGTGCTATACATTATGACTACGGTAATGGTCAATCGTTAATCGTAATGCGCCGAGGTACAAATAAAAATCCTTTATCACTACGTCAATACATGGAAAACTTTGCCCATGAATATGGTCACGCTTTTGAAGCAGAGTTTTCTACAAAGTATTTTGGCATTATTAATAGTAGTTTTAACAAGTGGTTGCGTGCTAAAGGCATTAAGTTTACAGGTGAGGGGGACACTAAGTCTGTTCTAGATGTGTTCCCCCCTGAAGCATTATTAGAATATCGTTCCATTACCAACGCAGAAGACATTGCTGTCAACTGGATTGATAAGTGGGCTGGTGGTGACTACGGTAAGTATCAGGCATACGAATCTCAGATTCACAAGTGGGCATCTAGCTACAGTGAATTCTTTGCTGAGAACTTTGCTAAATGGGCCTTCAGTGATGAAATACCTACCACGGTATTAGGACAGGCATTTAAGCGCCTTGTAGACGGTTTTAAGCTAATTGCTAGCGATGTTATGGATAGGCTAGCTAAGCTAGGTATCGTAGCTGATGTTGGTAAAGTAGACAAGAACATTGCCGCTATGCTCAATACCCATGTTAAGCAACTACAAGAACAAGCTGTTCAAGTAAATGCCAACATGACAATGATTGCATCTGAAAGCAAAAAGATTAAACCAACACTTGCCTCTCTACAAAAAGAGTTGGACGAAGTGATGGATGAACTCAACGCAATTGAAGATGCTGAAAAAGGATTGAAGACAGGGTGGCTAGTTGAGCAACCTATTAACCGTACGCTAGATTATTCCATTGTTGGTAAATATTCTGATGATGATATTAATAGCGCAGCACGATTTGCTATGGGCGATTGGGCATTTGCTACATCCAGTGAACTATATTCACAACGTCTTGTAGGTATTAATCAAGGTAGCCGTTATCAGAAGTTGTTGACTAACTTTGTACGACCATCCATTGAGAAGCTAAGTAAAGCAGATATGGTGGCACTGAATGATGCATTAGTCATCGGTGATAAAGAGGGTAAACTATTCTCAGCACATGAACTAGCTGGTCAAGGTCTGTCATTAAAAGCCCGTGATGCCTACTTTAAAGTACGTGCGTTACGTGATGTTATGTGGCAGATGCGTAATGATGTGGCTGTTAAGAGTATGACCCGCCGAGGGTTTGTCCAACTTAACACTGGTCTAAAGTTTGACGATAGTGGTAATCAACTGTTTGGTAAGCCAATAACGCCTAAAGAGGGCAGTTTTGTCTATCTTGGCGATACTGGTGCTATGCAACGTATGAGTGCAGAGTTTCGTGAAGAAGCCATTACTAAGGGTTATGTCTTCTACGAAGCTGCTGAGCCTGTGCTAATTGACGGTAAATATCGTAAAACATTTGGTTTTAAAGTGGGTAGCTTTGCTAGCCAACCTATTGATACTGTAATTCCATATCGTGCAGGGGAATATCGCCGTATTTACAGCGATGAATATTTCGTTAAAATTAAATCTAGCTATGAAGTTGATGGTGTTATTGAAGAAGTTACCACTACTCACCGTACTGCTAGCAATGTGGCTGATGCCAATGCTTATGTAAAAGCTTTGTCTGAAGCTCAGTCATTACATAAAGCTGGTAAACTTACCATTCAAGATGCTAGCCGTTTAATGGAGCCTTATGGCTGGCGACCTGAAGAAATTATTGATGCACTAGATAGCGGTAGATTTGGAACTAACTTTAAAGCAGAAGTTAAGTACAACCGTACAGATGATGATTATGTAGAAGAATCAATTGGCCTTACTAGTAACTTCTCAAGTAAGAGGGGTGATAGAGTGTTATCTGTATTTGGTAAAGATACAGTGAACACAGTTAGCCCATTAGATAGTGTAGCTGCTGAGATTGGTAACACAGCATATGTAGCTTCTACATTAGAGTGGCGTGAAAGTCATATTCAACGTTGGTTTAATAGTTTTGCTGATGACTTACCAGCTAACGTACAAGCTATGACTCCTGATGCTGCATTCCGTTATATGCTTCTTAACAAGGGAATATATGTTGGTCAGAGTAAGCGTTTAGCTGTAGCTGAAAAGGTGCAAGATTACATCATTGCTCAGATGAATATTCCTACTAAAGAAGAGAAGGAATATCTAGGCTTTATGCGTATGATAAGTGAGGGTATTGAAGGTGGTGTAGGTGGTAAACCAGTTATGAAACTAGGTGCTGCATTACGTGCAACTAAAGATTATCCTACATGGGCACGTACCATTGCTTTTCACAGCTTCTTTGCATTTAACCCTGTGCAATTCTTTATGCAAGGTATGAACGCTTTCAACGCTGTAGCTATCTCCCCTGTGCATGGTTTACGTAGTGCTAAGAGTAGCGCACTATATGCGATGGCTTTATTTAGCGATCAAGAATCTATTTGGCAAACTGTAGCTAAGACTAACAAACTAACTAACCTTGGTTTAGGTATGTCTGAAGAAGAGTTTGTTGAAGTAGTTAGAGCTATTCGCCGCACAGGTTTAATGGATGGTATCAATACTAGTAGCTTATATGGTGCTGAAGTAGGTAAGTATGGCATTATGAATAAGCTAACTCGTAATGTAGGTTATCTAGCTGCTACACCCTTTAACTCTGGTGAAGGATATAGTCGTTTAGTTAGCTTTGACATTGCACGTAGGGAATTTATGGAAACTAATCCCGGCACTGCATGGTGGACTGATGACAACTTAACTAAGATTCTAAAGCGTCAAGATGATTTGACACAGAACATGACTAAGGCTAACGTAGCATCATGGCAACAAGGTTGGAAGTCGATCCCTGCTCAGTTCATTCAATATCAAGTAAAGTTGATGATGAACGTTGTGCAGAGTTTAATGGGTAATCCCCGAGCATTCACACAGAAAGAGGCATTGCAGTTATTAGTAACACATGCACTCGTTATGGGTACTGCTGGTAACTTCTTATGGCCCTTCCGGGATTTACTCACAGAAGTACTTCCTGAAGATACGTCTCCAGAAGCTCGTTTGTATGTACAACAAGGTGTTGTTGCAGGTATGATTGGTTCCATTACTGATGGTGAAGCTAAGCTAGCACTAGGTAGCCGATTTAACACATTTAAATATTATGAAGATGTTATTAAAGGGTTATTAGACCCTGAGAAAACATTCATGGAAGTGGCTGCTGGCCCTTCAGGTTTCGCTGCTCTACGCATCCTAGGTGGCTTTGGTGAGGCATTCTCAATCATTGCTAAAGCTCCTATGACTATGGATACATTGCAGATTGCTTTAGGTGAGATTGGTAAAGGAAGTTTCTCTTTCTTCAACAACATCCAGAAGTCACGCATTGCAATGGCTAACTATAACCAAGTGCAAAGTGGTGCTGGTGGAGCCATGTTCCGTGTTACTGACACTGAAGCATGGATGTTAAGTTTTGGTATCCCACCTGCTGTTCAAGAAGACTTGTCCATTCTATATAGTAGTAGAAAATCACAAGCCGATGATATTAAAACATCTGCTAAAGCAATTGGTAAACACTCTATGTTAGCTTTAACTGCGTTACGTAATAACGATAGTGAAGGACATAGAACACACGCTGCAATTGTACAAGCTATTCTGAATACATATTCAGGTAGTGATTTACAGCAACTATATAGAGAAGCTTATAAAGTGGAAGCATTTACTCAATACGAAAAGATGCTTACAGATCAAGCTGTAAAGGATTGGGCAGTAAAAGACATTGTAGTAAATACAGGAGTTAAAGAATAATGGCAACTTATCAAGCAAACATTACTAGAAACATTGAGCCAGCAATGGCTAATCCAGCCATCTTACAACAAGCTGGCGCAGCTACTCGTGGTGCAATTCAAACCCTTGGTGAAGGTGTTAGCGCCCTCTATAAAGGATATGTAGAACAAGAGATAGCTAATATAGAAGAAAGTGCATCACTAATAAACCAAGAGTTGTTTATTAGTAACCAAGCCGCACAAGTTGCAGGTAGGCAAGCAGCCCAACTTGAAGCAGGTAAGCCTATGGCTGGTAGTATGTTTGCAGAAACATTGTTAGGTGCTCAAGGTGAAGAGGCACAAGCAAAAGCTGCACAACAATTAAAATCTTTTGATAGGGAAATTGCACGTTTAAAAGATGCTGCTGAAGGCGGTATGTCTAACGAACAATATGTGTCTCGTATTGATAGTGAAACTAAAAAAGCAATTGCTAAATTTCCCGGCATGGCTAACGAAATTCGTGAACGCATTGGTAGAGTTACGGGGCTACCATACGCTGATCGTTGGGCACAGATGAACTATGTTAAGGAGCGTTTCTCTAAACAAGAAGCTCCTAAGACAAAGACACCAGAAGATATGGCTTTACAAGACATTGATGATGCTGCTAAAACAGGTTTGTTTGGTACTCGTGAAGAACTTTTAAATGACTACCGAACTAATCGTGGTGCATACGATGTTAAGATGACAGGGTTTAAACAAGTATTACAAGCACAAACCCAAGTTAATATTGTTAAGAATAATGTGGGTGCGTTAAGTGGTCAAAGTGATTTTGAAGCTGACACTGTTCGTGCAGGGTTCTCTGCCATCTTTGCTGGTGGTTTAGGTGCTACAACACTAAGTCAATCTGTCAACGATAAAGAACAAGTATTAGGCACTACATTAAAGTTAATGTCTGAAGGTAAAAGTGTTACCGTTGATCCTGTAGCGTTTCAAACCTCCATTGCTGTACACAATGCACAGATGAAAACAAACATTGAAGGTGCACGTACACAAGCCTATCGTTCAATTGATGCCTACCTTGCTAAAAACCCTAACGTGTCAGATAGCAAACGTAAAGAGTTGTATGCAGACATTGATCGTCAAGCTAATCAAGCAATGAGTTTGTATGCGGATGATAAAGGCATTGGCTTACTAGCAATTGCAAATATCTTTAAAAACTATCGTGATAAGAGTTTAACTGAGCAACAACAACTAGTTAACCTAGCTATCCAACAACAATCTGCGATGCAGAATAACCCTATGGTTATGGCATATTGGGCTGGTGGTACTGCTCGTGAGAATTTAAAGCGTACTAATAAGGATTTCCATGACTTTATGGTTGGACAAGAGGCAGAGTTAACAACCTCAGTTAGTGGTGTTCGTAACGTAATAACAGGTGCTACTAACTTAGCTAATGTACAGCGTGTTCTTGTACAAGCACAACAAGACCCTGCTGCTGTCCCTATTGATCCTGTTGCATCCCCTGCAACAACTCGTGCTGCTCATCAAGCATTACAAGCTAGTGCTATTGAAGTTCTTAAGAAAACTACACTTCTCCCTTCTGAAGTTAACATTGCAAGTGCTGCTTTCTCAACTAGCATAGCTACAGGTGCTAACAGTAAGGAACTTGCTAATAGTTACCGTAAGATTGGTGAACAAATTGCTAAGTTACCAAACACTGACCAAGCTATCATTAAGAGCAACGTAAGTAAGAGTGTGTCTGGTGCTGTTATTAGTATCAATGATGTTAAACAAGTAATTGAAGCTAAATATAAAACCAAGTTAACTCTTGGTGTTAATGATGCAGGTGAGATTAGTGTGGTGCTGCCTAAATCTAGGGCTACCCTTGTTGGGCCTGATGCTGCACCAGCAACAAGTAACAGCCTTACAACAACAGTTGCTGCTCAAGAGTTTATGAAGCAAGTTAAACCCATGCTAAACAACATTGTGTACGGTACAGCTATGCTTACAATGAAACAACCTAAAGAAGTCGGTACTGAATTTGCAACTGTTATTAATAATAATCAACCGTATGGTGGGTTTTATCAAAGTGCAGCACAACCAGTTACACAAACTACTACCCCTGATACTAGTACTACTACTGAGCCAAAGCAGTCTAAAAACTGGTGGGAGGAATGATATGTCAGAGTGGAAACAGCTAGTTAAAAATAAGTCTGAGTGGTCTAAATTACAATATAATGACCCTAGACTAGATGCCTTTGCTGAAGAGGTGGAAAGTAAATATGGTTTACCTAAAGGCATTGTGTTATCTGTTAAGAATGCTGGTGAGAGAACTAACCCCGGTCAGGTGAGTCCTAAAGGTGCACAAGGCATTATGCAGTTTATGCCAGCTACACAAAAACTACAGAATGGAATGTTTAAGCACGATGTAAACAATCCCTTTGCTTCCATTGATGCTGCTGGTAAATATTTAAAGTTTACTTTAGATAATCAATATAAAGGGAATGCATTAGCTGCTGTAGCAGATTATAATGGTGGCCCTGCTGCTGGTAAGGCAGTGTTAAAAGGGGAAAAACCGCCAGCTAAAGAAACTCAAGAATATGTTGATAGAGTTAAAACATTCTTAACTGAAAAATATAAGAAATAAGAAAAGGGGCATTGCGCCCCTTTCTTCATTTAGTTAACTCTTTAACAATGTTTTGAACAACGCTATTAATATCTTTCTTAGCCATTAACTTACGCTCTTCTTTGGCAATTAGATACTGAATGTTGTGCATACATTTATGTAAATCTTCTAGTGGCTTACCTTTATCCTTGTAGCGTAGCAAGTATTTAAGGGCACTAGCTTCCCAACCATTCATGTCATACGCTTCCCATACCTCCCACGGTTGAATAGCACGATCTTTGTAATGGTTGCCACCATACTGCGTAGCCATAACATCATCATACTGCATCAGGTTTTCCCTTTAGTAAAGCTGGTAGTTTATCTTCTTTCTCTAGCCGATCAATCTCCCTCCTCATTACTGAGATAAAACCCTCTTGCAACAAAAGTTGCATCATTCTTGGTTCAATATCTTTCAACACTACTGTTGCACTACCATCTTCATGTTCTTCAACTAGTTCAAGTTCCATTTTATTTCTCCATAAAGCTGTTACAAATTTGATGCATCTTACCGTCTTCTGTCTTAAACTGTAAGACAATTTCCACTGTCTTATCTGTCTCGTACACTTTAAGCCGCACATAGCGTCTTAGTGCCTCCATCATTCGATAACTCTCCTCATTACTGCTCATACCTACTCCTCAAAGTTTTCTTAGCTTTGTACACCAAGTTTTTAGCATGTTTAGAACTACATGCAAGGGCTACACCAATGTCATTGTAGCACATTCCTTGAGCATGTTTCATGTACAGTGCTTTACGTTGTTTTTCTGGTAAATCACTTATCATGTCTAACAACTGGTGAAACTCTTGCTTAGTATTTAACAGGGTTTCAGGGGTAACACTAGTCACACTATCAACTTCTGTTTTAATGCTCTCAAACGGTCTTTTAGAGGCCTTGTTGATGGCAATTGTACATAGCCAAGTATAGAACTGACTATCACCACGAAACGTCTTGAGATACCTAAAGGCTGCTGCAAACGTATCTTGGGTTAAGTCTTCTGCTAGTGCATTGTCGTTAACCCTTTTACGTAAGAAACTAAATATACGCTTCCAATATTTAGCTGTTAGAGAGGAGTAAGCTTCCTCACTCCCCCCTAACGCTTCAGCTATTAGTAACTGGTCTTCAGATTTCACAGACACCAGCGACACACGCTAGTTGCTGAGCACCTTCAACGTTGTCTGTATATTCTAGGAACGTATTCCAATCAACAGACTTCGGCATACCTGTTTTTAATAGGTCGTACATATCTTCTGTAATCTCCTCGTAGGGGGCTTGCTTGTAGCTACCACCGTCCCACGGTAGGAAACTAATACCACTAATCTCGTCAAAGTGTTCCCACACCCAAGCACCAACTGAAGGCCAATCTTTCTCTTTGACATATACAGTTACTGAGGGCTTATGCTCACACCAATGACGTTGATAGATTAGCCACAATTTAAGGTGAGTGAAAGAGTCCAACTCATCTCGTGTAACACAACCATCAGGGGCTTTCATAGGAAAGCTAAAGATAGTTGTATCATGAGGCTTCATCACATCCGCTTCTGAAGGTACTCCCTGACCTTGTAGAAAGGCTGTGATAGGGTCTTTGTTATCGTTCCGCACACGGCGAATGTAGTAATCACTGTGGCGAGCATGAATGCCGCTGG